TTTCTGGTTCTGTCTTTTTTCCTTCTTGTCAGTTCTTCTCTCCTTCTGACTGCACACCTACTCACGTTCTTGTTCTTATTTTCATTGTTGCCGTTGATGCCGTACCTGTTTTTTGTTCTGCGTGCGTTTGATTTTCCCTGTCTTTTGTTCGTACTACCGTCCTTTTTTTTTTTTCAAGCAGAAGACGGCATACGAGATGTAGCCGTGACTGGAGTTCAGACGTGTGCTCTTCCGATCTACAGGTTGTCACTCAAACTGCCGCCAATGAGAAACAACAACGAAAGCAATCTGTTAAATCCGCATCTACAGGTAATGTCCGTGGTAGTGGTGAACAGAGAGCCAAGAAGGTCTACAGGCGCGCAGACATTATTAAACTAATGCGTACTGACCCAGACAGATACCAAGCACTATCAAATGAGATTATGCAAGCGTATGCAGAAGGGAGGGTACGAAACTAATATTATTTATAAGGTGAATTAAAATGGCTACATCAACATATCCCGCACAAGGCGGCACAGTAGATAACACTAGCGCGGCAACTTTTATCCCAGAAATCTGGAGTGACGAGGTTGTTGCCGCTTATCAATCTAACCTAGTACTAGCTAACCTAGTTAAGAAAATGGCTATGGCAGGGAAGAAAGGCGATACCCTTCACATTCCTAAGCCTACCCGTGGTTCAGCTAACGCTAAAGCGGAAAACACAGCAGTAACTATTCAGAACGCTACTGAGTCTGAAGTACAAGTAGTTATTGACAAGCACTTCGAGTACTCACGTCTAATCGAAGACATCACTGATGCACAAGCACTAGCTTCACTTCGTCAGTTCTACACTGGTGACGCAGGTTACGCTCTAGCTAAGCAAGTAGACACTAGCTTGTTTGAACTAGGTAAGTCTTTCGGTGACAACGGTGGTGATTACGTTGGTACTGGTACTTATAACTTCTCTGGTGGCACTGGTGTTGAGGCTTACGCTGTAGACTCTGTAGCCGCAGGTGACGTATTCAACGATGCAGGTTTCCGTGAGTTAATTCAAAAAATGGATGATGCTGACGTACCTATGGACAATCGTTGTCTAGTAGTACCACCATCAATCCGTAACGCTATCATGGGTATCGACCGTTACTCTTCTAGTGACTTCGTAGATGGTAAAGTTGTAAACAATGGTCAAATCGGTAACTTGTATGGTATCGACATCTTTGTTTCTTCTAACTGTCCTGTTATCGAAACTGCCGCGGCTAACAGCGCAGGTGGTGACGTTAAACAAGCTATGTTGTTCCACAAAGACGCAATGGTTCTAGCAGAGCAACAAGGTGTTCGTTCACAAACTCAGTACAAGCAAGAGTTCTTAGGTTCTCTTTACACTGCTGATACTTTGTACGGCACTGCTGTTCTACGTCCAGACGCGGCATTCAACATCGCTGTAAACGCTTAGTAGTACTTAAGGGGTTTCTTCGGAAGCCCCTTTCCTCCTTTTCTTTTTTATACAATTCTTTTTTTTTTTAACTATAGGAATGTTTCATGGCTATATTCAGAGGTGTAGGTGGCTCAGGAGATTCATCGGACAATTCCTTTCTACAGGAAGTAACTGCTCAGGCTAATGCCGCTAGTGCATCAGCTAGTGCCGCCAGTGCTTCCGCATCCTCTATATTAACGCTTACAACCGCCACAGGCGCGGCAGGCTCTAATGCGTCCTATAATGCCTCTACGGGCGTTCTAACTGTCCCTAGAGGGGCAGACGGTACGGACGCAAGCGTAACAGCCGCTAATGTTACTGGTGTCCTTACAGGCGGCACTGGTATCTCTATAGCGAGTAATGGTACTATTACCAATGATTCACCAGACCAGACAGTAGCCTTAACAGGCACAGGTGCTACTACGATAACTGGTACGTATCCTAACTTTACCATCAATAGTGTAAACACAACGTACACTGTAGGCGATGGTGGTTTAACAACAAATGATTTTACAGACGCTGACCACAGTAAACTAAATGGCATCGAGGCTAACGCTACAGCTGACCAAACAGGCGCAGAGATAAAGTCAGCCTATGAAGCTGTAGCAGATACCAATGCATTTACCGATGCAGAAAAAACAAAGTTATCAGGTATTGAAACAAGTGCAGACGTAACTGACACAGCTAATGTAACATCCGCAGGGGCGGCTATGTTAGCTTCGTCTCCTACGTTCACAGGCACTATCACAGCACCTAACGTAGACATAAGTACAACAGGCAGTGTTACTACTAATATTGCTACAGGTGGTAATAATTCAAATACAACAGATGTTAAGGTTGTAAACATAGGAACTGGTTATGGAGCTGGTTTTTTTGCGGGTGACTCTACAACCCTTAACATGGGCAGTCAGGCAACTAGTGCTAAGAATATATTTAACTTAGGTTCTGGTGTAAGTGTTTCTGGAAAAGAAGATACCATTAACCTTAAAGGTAATGTTAATGTAGATGGTGCTTTAACTGTAGGCGGTGTACCACAAAAAACACAAAGAACTAGATTTTTAAAAAGAGGATATTTACAAACAAGTACGATAGATACACTAAGTTCATCTTTAAGTAGAATAGGTGATGTGCTTCAGACAAAAGCCAGTAACGGCTCTGAAAACGAAATAGAATTTTCTATGGGCTTAACGTATTCAGACACGTACGGAACTAATGATGGTGCTTTTAACGTAGTAGTCACCGCACCTACACCTACTGACGAAAATACTGTAACTCTTGGAACTGTTGCTTCTGCAACATCATTAGGTAGTCTTTACACTATAACTGTTTCAGGAGATGTTACCAAACATTTATCGCCTTATTGTGGAATGTCAGTTAATTCAGACGGTTCAAGCGCGTTTGGTTTTAATAACAGTCAAAGTTGGTACTATCTAAGCTCTAGCGATACAACGTACATAACCATGTATGCTTATCAAGCAAATAAGCCAACACAAGGCGATACGGTGTACTTACATCCTTTTGATTGGGAAACGTCTGGTACAGAAATACTTGGAACAGAGTATCAATTTGATAGCGTTGTTTATAATGCTTCTCTTATGTTTAGAGAGTATCAGAATGTTTATCTTGGATATTTTAAAAGTAATTTAAGTGTTCAGGTAAAGGCAAAAGAAGTGACACAGGCACAGGGAGAAGATGGAACAAATATTTCAGTCAGAAGCATTGAAGGCAAAATAACCCAAACAGAGAGTTAATTATGGTTGTTGGATATTTACATTGGAATGCAGAGGGTGTTGTTACCCAAGTAATTCATAGCGAACACACAACAAGAGAAGAAGCACACACTGCGGCTGTTGCTTTGGCTGATAGCTTAGTGAATAATGATAGTATTATAGAAGTACAGCGAGGCTATCAGAACACAGAAGAAACATTTAGTCCTCGTGTTATGTATAACATACCACCAACTGACGCACAAAGAAACCCATCTTAATAAGGAAGAACAACATGGTAACGGAAGAAACTAAACAAGCTGTAGACGTATTCGCGGCATCCACAGGTGTGATGTCACTAGCGGCTTGGTTGCCTCCCGTTGCTAGTATCTTTACTATTATCTGGTTAGGTATTCGTATCTATGAATCAGAGACAGTACAGAAGATTGTACATAAGAAGTGAGAAAGTTCTTTTGCTTACTAATAATGTTCTCATGGGTTACATTGGCAGAGAACGCTCAGGAAGGTAGTTTGAACACGTACCACGGTTCTGACTCAACTACTAATAGTAACAATACAACTACAGATACGTCAACTAGTAATACGTACAATGGAGCAGGAAGCAGTAGCGAAATACCAGTAGGTTCTGCAATCACTCCTAGTTACATGAGTAATGGTATGGACACTTGCCTTAAGGGTACAGGCGGTTCATTACAGACAGTAGGCGTAGGGTTTAGTAGCGGTACTTATGATATTGACCCTGAGTGTAATAGACGTAGAGACGCTAAGGTACTAGCTGACTTAGGAATGAAGGTAAGTGCAGTGGCTCGTATGTGTCAAAGCACTGACGTATGGAAGGCAATGTTTATCTCAGGTACGCCTTGTCCCATACTGAACAACGGTAAGTTAGTCGTAGGTAAACGTGCTATGTTAGTTATGAAACGTCAGCCAGAAATTTACATACCAGACTACAGCAAGAAAACAAAAGATTGGTACAATAACGTATTAAACATAGGAGGAGAGGACACAGATGAAGAAGATACTATTATCTCTGTTAGTGCTAAGTTCCGTAGTTCAGTCAAGTGAATATGACGCACTACTAGACTCAAGTACTGCTATAGTTGACCAGATTAACACTGGCATCCTCCTAGTGGGCGCAGGCATGGAGTACGCTAATCAGGGCAATGCTTTGTCTGATGGTACTTTATCTACTACAGCACACATACAGGAAGCACAAGTACAAGCGTACAATACTGCGTTAACTAACTTTGCTACTAACTATCAGCCATACGGTGACGTTAAGG